AAAATCTTCGTCAGTATTAGCAAATTGGAATTAATAAACGGATTTTCATATTCTGTATTGAGCGAAAAATTAGGTTTTGGCGGAAAAGAAAAAACTCGCCAAGAAGCAACAGAAAAAGCCACTGAAAAGGCTGTAGAAATTTATAACAATCAAAACTAACCCAAAGGAAACATTTTATATCAAAGGCGTTTCAGACCTGAGTTAGTAAAAAAAATGGATGAGTATTTAACTAAATTGAAAAACGAATTTAAATTATGAAATTATCAGAAATATTAGAAAAAGTATTTGTTTATAATGTTGGTTGTGGATTTACTAAAAGCAAGTTTGAATTAAAACCATTGCATTTTAAATATGCTTTACAAGGAAAAATTATTACCGAAGATGAGTACGATTTTTATTTTAACAACTCTAAACCCTAAACAAAATGAATAAATTAAGAGAGAAGTTTAAAAAAGCATTTCCGTATTCACCAAGTAGTCATTTTGACGAATGCGAACAAATAACCGATGACTTTACTGTGAGGTTCTTCAAATGGTGCAATGTCGCTAAATATGAATTACCTAATGAAATGTCATTAGAAGAAAAATTACAATACTTTAAACAAAATATTTATGGAAAAGAATAAAGAACTTACACCGATGCAGGAGTTGATAGAATGGGTTAAAACAAATCCAAATATCAATATAAGTAATAAGGCAAGAATTATTGAAAAAGCTAAACAACTACTACCAAAAGAAAAACAAGTTAACGAAGAGTTTTGGGAAGCTGGAAATGAAAACGTAACTTATGATGATATGCACGGATACGATAGAGTTGAATCATTCGAAACCTACTACAACACTAAATACAATAACCAAATAAAATAGATAGAGAGATGGAAACAAAAGCAATGATTTTTGCAATTGAAGCTCACGCTTCAACAAACCACACTTACGACAATAAACCTTACTCAATTCATTTGACAATGGTTGTAAATATTGCTAGAAAATATATTGATATTATTCCTGACCAATGCCAACATGAAGTCTTATCTGCTTGTTGGTTACACGATACTATTGAAGATTGCCGATTAACTTATAATGATATTAAAAAAGAATTTGGAGAAAATGTTGCTGAAATTGTTTATGCTGTCACAAATGACAAAGGCAAAAATAGAAGTGAACGTGCTGGGAATAAATACTATGACGGAATCAGAAGAACAACTTGGGCAACATTTGTAAAATTATGTGATAGACTTGCGAATATTAAATATTCAAGCGAAACAAAATCACGAATGTTGAAAGTCTATCAAAAAGAACAAGAACATTTTATTGAGTATTTATTACCATTATCGAAAAATAAAGGACAATACACTAAATTAATAGAAGAAATGGATTTAATTTTAAACCCCCTAACCAATGCTAAACGAATTAGAACAAAAGATTAGAAAAGCGATACCTGAAAAGTTTTTCGCATTAACCAACCAAGAATTAAAAATAAATTTGTAAGTTTGTGGTATTATGGCAAAGCTAGGAAGACCTAAAAATATAGAATCACCTGAAATACTTTGGAATCACTTTTTAGATTATAAAGAGTTAGTTAAGAAATCACCAATAATTGTAAAAGATTGGGTGGGTAAAGATGCAGACCAAGTACATAGGGAAAAAGAAAAACCACTTTCTTTTATAGGGTTTCAAAACTATTTAGATGACCAAGAAGTTATAACAGATGTAACTGACTATTTCGAGAATAAAGATGGTAGATACTCAGATTTTATCCGTATCTGTTCACGCATTAAACGAAATATTCAAGAAGACCAAATAAGCGGTGGGATGGTTGGAATTTACAACCCAAGCATAACACAACGTTTAAACGGATTAACCGATAATGTTGATTTAACAACTAAAGGCAAAGAAATACAACAAAATCCAACTACTATTCAAGTAGAAATAACAAAACCATTAGAGGATTAATGCAAGGGACTATAGTTTTTGAAAAAACTTGGAATGCAATAAATGCTAAAAATGAAAACGGAACAAGAAAGTATAAATATATAATTCATACTGGAAGTTCTCGTTCAAGCAAAACTTATTCTATATTACAAACTCATTGGCTAATATGTCTTACCAAACCAAATACAAGGGTTTCTATTTGGAGAGAAACAAAAGCTGATTGTAAAATGACAATATTAGCTGATTTAAAAAAAGCAGTTCCCACTTTCCCAAATTACGAAAATGTTAATTTCAATAAAACAGAATCTATTTATACTTTCCCTAATGGTAGTACTATAGAATTTATGGGTGGTGACGAAGAAAATAGAGTACATGGTTTTCAAGGTAATGTATCTCACTTAAATGAGCCTTACAAGTTCGGAGAAGATGCTTTTAATCAAATAGATATGCGTACTATTGATTATGTTATTATTGATTGGAATCCGAAATTAAAACATTTTATAGATGAATTAGGAAAAAGAGAAAACGCAATAGTAATACACTCAACATATAAAGATAATCCTTTTGTTCCTTTTGAACAAAAAAAGAAAATTGAATCACATTTATCAGTTAAATATTGTGAAATAGTAGAAAACAACTTAATACAACAATCAGAAGTTTATAGTTATGATTTAAAAGAAAATAAATTAAATTTTACTGATAAACAAATAAAAGAATTAATAAGAGCTTTGTTTAACGAGGAACAAGGAACTGCAAATGATTATTTACATTTAGTTTATGCTAAAGGAATGAAAGCTGAAAAGCCAAATCGTATATTTAAAGGATGGAAAACAATAAAAGAAAAAGAGTTTTACGATTTACCATACCAAAGTTACTACGCTACCGATTTTGGTTTATCGGCTCCAACTGCTAACTTAGAGTTTAAATTTGATGGTGATAAAACATTTTTCTTTCATCAAAGATTATACAAGCCAATGAATCAAATGGCTGGTACATTATCAACTGAATTTGAAAATCTTAACACAATAAAAAGTAAAGAGAATGTTTGCGATAGCGGTAACGAATTAAACAAGTCAGAGGGTACAAAACTAAAGAATAGCGGTTATAATATTATATTTGCAGAAAAAGGTCACGGAAGTATTAATGCTGGTATTGAAACAATACAAAAATGTAATATTATTTATACAGATTGTAGTACAGACCTAGAGAATGAATATGAAAATTATAGCTGGAAAATGTATCAAGGTATACAAATGGATGTTCCAGAAGATAACCAAAACGACCACGCATTAGATTGTTGTAGAATGGGGGTTAGTTGGTATGTTAAAACAAGAAGATTATCTATTTAGTAAAAACAATAATTATGAAAGAATCAGAAAAAATATACAAAGAAATAGAATATAAAAAAGGCGTGTTTGCTATGGTTTGTATTAATGATGAAAATTACAAAGAGAATATCATTAATGAAATAAGAAAATCAATCAATGATAGTATTGATAAAGAAATTGAAAACTTTTTTTCATTACCTGAGATAGAGCCTAAACCAAAAGGTATATTTACATTTATTAATAAATAATTAACTATATTTGTTTAACTTAAATAAATAAAATTATGAATGAATTAAAAGCACCTTTAGAATATAGCAAAATCAGTAAAGAGATATTTAAAAAACTATCTTTAATAGAAACTGACAAAACAATCAATGATTCTTTTTGTTATGATTTAAAAATTTATGAGATACCAAATAAATATAAGACTTATATTTTTGAATGTGACGAAAACGGAAAACCAAGTCATAATCTTTTGTTTTTAATAAGAAAAGAAAGAATAGTAAATAATATAAAACAAGTAAGCACTTTAAAAGTATCTCATGAGTTTATTGAAAAGTCAGATTTTGACACAATAATAAATATTATAAATCAAGATTTTGAAAATAATTATTAATTTATACTAATTATAAATAATATTTTATATATTTGCCTAACTATGTGAAGATGCATAGTTCTTTTTAGGATGAACGACAACACTAATTTAATACGAAAGTCTTACTTAATTAATTTTAGGTAGGACTTTTTTACGTTTATATGGTAACAAAATCAATACGTTTATTTGGTAGAGAGCTTTTCCGTGTAGAGCGGAACCGAGCTGGTCAGTTTACATATTCATTTTTAGATGATAATAGTGGGTTTACTAATTCTGATAAGTATTTAGAGTTAATGTTAAACAATCCAGTGTTGTTAACTATTGGTTTGTTACGTTCACGCATTTACTCTCAAATGCAAATTAAGCACGTAAACGCTAAAGGTGTTGAAATAGAAAATAGTCCATACATTAATCTATTAAACACGCCTAACTATTTTCAAAGTAGAGAGGATTGGTTGTTCCAACAAATGTTCTTTTTATCGGCGGTTGGTACAAATTTCGTTTACGAAATTAAACCATTTACAAACGATGTACCTAAAGCGATTTATAATTTAGTTCCAAGTGAAATTGAATTTAACAACGCTCATAAAATAGATAAATTTATTGTAACTGATAAAGACAAAAAAGCATTTGGGGAACGTGTTATTAAATATACTTTAGATAAAAAAGAGTACGATTTAAAGCTAAACACGTTAACACCTTTATACGATTTGTCAAATGGATTAACTAATAATTCATTTTTTACAAGTCCAAGTAGATTAAAAGGAAATACTAAGGTAGTTGAGAATATAGAACAAAATCTTTATTCTAAGAACAAAAACCTTAAGATGTCACAGAAGTATATTGGTTTGAATAAATCAACTGGTAACGAGGCTCAAATACAAGATACAGATAGAAAAACTATTGAGGGTAAAATAGAAGCTAATTCTTTGATATTGTCAAATGCTAATGTTGATGTAAAGCATTTAGTAAGTGATTTTAAGAAGTTGTATTTAGATGAGCAATTCGCTGATGATGCTAATAAGTTATTATTGGCTTACGAAATGAATAAAAATGTACTTAATTATTTTGCTAAAGATTCAACATTTGAAAATCAAAATCAAGGTTTTATTAGTTGGATTCAAAACTCAATTCAAACAAGTGCTGATAACAATATGAACTCGTTATCTCAACAATGGGGATTATTTGAAAGAGGCGAAAGATTGGTTGCTAGTTATGACCATTTACCAGTTATGCAGTCTGTAATGAATGAAAAGATTAAATCATTTACGGAAATGCAAACTGCTATTAAATTAGGTATTGAGAATCAAACAATAACATCACAAGAGGCAAAACAAATGAGCGATGCTTTTAAATTAAAATTAAAGCTATGAGTATAGATAAAAATATTCAAGATGATGTTTTAAAAATATCTGCTGATTTATGGAATAAGTATTTAGAAATTCCTAAGGAAGAAAAACACCCTGATGATACGAATGATATTAGATTTCATATTCACGCAATACAAAATATTTTATTTACTCAATTATATAAAAAAAATAACCCATGAGTACTAAATTAACTAAAAAAGAAATTGATGAACTTCTTAAAAAAGAGGCTTTAAAGAAGTTAGAAAAAAGGAATAAGAACAAAGATAAAGAAGTAAAGAAATGATAAAGTCACACTATTTTCCTGATAAAACATACAGCTCAAAAGAAGAGTTGTTTAAGGATTTGAAAGATAATCTTGATTTTATCATTGATGCTAAAAAGTCACAGATTCAAAAATCTTGTGATAAAGGTGTTTCGGTTACTTGTAAATCTTTAGATTTATTGAAGTTTCAAGACCAAAACAAAGCTATTAAAATAGATGATAACTATTATTACATTGCTGTTAACTCAACTAAAATATTAGATAGTCACGATGATTTGCACTTAGATAACCTTTGGAATAAATCAATAGCTGAGCAACAAGGTAAAAACTATTTAGTAATTGACCACGAATTAGAAGTTGATAAGGTTATAGTTAGAAAAGAACATATTGAAATGTTTGTAGCTAAAGTTCCGTTCGCTTTATTAGGCAAAACATACGATGGCGATACACAAGCATTGATTTATAAAATGCCTAAATCACAAGTTAAACATCAATTAGTTAAAGAATGGTTAGATAGTGGCGATGAGATTGAAGCAAGTGTTAGGATGCAATACGTAACATTCGATTTATGTATGGATAGTAACGACCCTGATGATGCAACAGCTAAAGCTAATTACGACAAATATTATCCGCTTATAGCAAACAAAAATGAGTTTGACTATATCTATTACTTCTTTGCAATAAAAGAAGCTAAAAACGTAAGAGAATCAAGTTTAGTTGTCTTTGGTAGCAATTCTGCTACTGGACAAGTAAGTAACAATAAACAAGCCGAGAAATCACTTGAAAATGAAGAAGCCGAGAAATCACTTCTTTTCACGGAGAATTTAAAAGAATTATTAAACAAATTTTAAGTAAAAATGACACAAGAAGAAATTATCAAAGCGTTAGGAGATAAAATTGACGCAATGAAAAACGACACGGTTTCTAAAGCTGAATTAATCAAAGTATTATCGGCGGTTAAAGATTTAGAAACAAAAGGAGAAGAAGTAGCTAAACTAAAAGCAAATGTAGAAGAGTTAGCTTTACAAGTATTAGACCTTGAAACAAAAGGAACGGTTAATAATGTTCCTGAAAGTATTGGTACACTTTTGACAGAGAAATCAGAAGAGTTAAAAGCAATGAAAGAAAAATCAGGTGCTAGTGTACAAATTACACTTAAAGCAGTTGGTACAATGGCATTGTCAACTAACACAACTGGTCAAATCCCACAAGCTGAAAGAGAGCAAGGAATTACTAGAATTGTAAGACGTAACCCTTTTATTTTAGAATTGGTTAATGTTGGTACAATTATGTCTAACGTTTGGGAATGGGTAGAGCAGAAAAATGCTGAGGGTGGTTCCGCGATGACTGCTGAGGGTGCTATTAAATCTCAGGCTGATTTTGATTTAGTAGTTGCAAGTGCTAACGTTAAAAAAGTAACTGCTTACATAAAAGTTACAAAAGAAATGTTAGACGATGTTCAATTGTTACGTTCTGAAATTGACCAAGAATTGACTGAGTTAATCAACTTAAAAATTGATGACCAATTATTGAACGGTACTGGTTTAACGGTTAACTTAACTGGTATTACTACAAATGCTACTGCGTGGTCTGCTGGTGCTTTTGCTTTATCAATTCCAACTCCTAACAAATGGGATGTATTGAGAACTGCAATCAATCAAGTTCGTGTTAACTTATTTGAACCTACGTATATCGTAATGCATCCAACAGATGTAACTTCAATGGAGTTGTCAAAAGGTACAGACGGTCACTATATTTTACCTCCTTTTGCATCACAAGATGGAACAAATGTAGCGGGTATTAGAGTGGTTGCTAACACTGGTGTTACTATTGATAAATTCTTAGTAGGAGATTTTACGAAATCAGGCGTAAGATTCAAAGAAGGATTGACTATTAATGTAGGTTACGAAAATGATGATTTCACTAAAAACTTAGTAACTATATTGGCTGAGGCGAGATTAGTACAAAGAGTAAAATCTAATCACTACGGAGCGTTCGTTTATGGTGACTTCTCTGATGCTATTACTGCATTAACACAAGCGTAAAAATGGGACATTATCAAGATACAACGGTAGAAGTTACCTACAATGGTAAAACTACAAGAGTAGCGAAAGAAGATGCTCATTTATACGTAGATAAGAAAAAAGTTAAAGAACAAAAAACAGAGAAATAATGCCAAATATAATTGACAAAACATATTTTCAAAAAGCTAATGAGCTAAACATTCCGCAATCAGTTGCGGTTATTGTAGCAAATCCAGCTTTAGCAACACCGAATAGCGAAAGTTATTTGACTAATTTGTGTGTGAGAATTGAAAAGTCAATTTTGGTTAATGCTTTAGGTCTACAGACTTATAATACATTACAATTAGCGTTAGCGGACATTGAAAATCCGCTATACGCTTCTTATAAAAAGTTAGTTCAAGGTGATGAATACGATAATAAAATTTGGAACGGTTTAGAGTATGATTATAGTCTAATCGCTTACAAAATATTTGAAGAGTTTGTTACTGAACGAAACGAACAATTATCAGGAGTTGGAGTTGTAAAAACTGACGCTGAAAAATCAAACTTAATAACACCAGCTTACAAAATAGCAACGGCAAGTCAAAAGTTTATAGAACAATATCAAAAAGGCTATTTAATTGAGCCTATTATTTATGATAATTTTATAGATTGGTTCGGTCAAGGCGATGATGTAGAGGTTTCTTTGTATCAATACTTAATGGATAAAGCAGATGATTTCACAGACTTTAATATAGAAAATTTTAGAGTTTATTATGAATCAGAAGTTAAAAATACATTTGGAATATGATAGTTTTTGAGGATGAGTTAGCGAGAGTAGTTGAGATTTTACCAAATGTAGTAGTTGGTGACCAAACGGCACCGATTAACTTCGGTTGGGGAACAGAGGCTATTTTAAGCGAATATTTAGCTTTAAAAGGGCGTGTTAGTTTTCCTTTGATTTGGTTAGTTGAAGATGAAGATACAAATAATGAGCGTGAGCCTAGTGTAACAAGGAATGCACAAATAGTGATAATACACGAAAGCCAAGCGCCTTATGAGTTCAATCCTTATCAACACGCTTACGATTACAAATTGATTTTACAACCGATTTTAGACAATTTACTAATAGCATTAAGGCTAAGCGGAATAAGTAGATACGATGATACTACTTTTAGAACACGTAGAGTAAAAAAATACTCAATGCGTTCAGAAGATGAGAATTTACAGTTTATTTGTAACGCAATAGTTTTAAACGCTGAGATTACATTTAGTGGAGTTTCCACTTGTATAAAAGAAGATATTTTTAATTAAAAAACAAAAACACAAATGGCAGTTTTAATAAATCAAAAAGATTGCAACATAACACGTAAAAATTTAGGTGTCCCTGATTGCATTTTACAAAACGGTAGAGTAGTTGGTTTTATAGCGGTTGACCCAGCGTGGCAACTTGACTTGTCAACCGATGCTTTTACTTTAGCGGAGGCTAACGGCTTCATTCAAGATGGTACTTTTATACCAGTACTTGGAAATGTAGAGGTTTTAAATAATACACCTGAGGCTACAGAGGAAGAGTTTCAAGGTGGTATTATGAATGTAGTTCGTAACGGATTGCCAATGTTTGCTCAAAAGAATGTTAAAGGTTGGGCTTATGCAAGAGCATTATATTCAATGAACTCATTCGGTGCTTATAGTACTTTATTAGTTTTCGAAGATGGTTCTATCTCAGGAGCGTTAAACGGAAATATTTTTAGTGGTTATACTACTGGAAAAATTAATACTGGAACTTACTTTCACACAGACGGTGCTGTTTCAGGTAATTCGGTAACGACTTGGCAAATTATCAATGCAGACCAATATAATCTTTATACTGGCGTATTAGACAGAAGTACTTTAGGATTCGATGCTAATGCGTTGTTCCCTATTACAGACATTGATATGGTAGGTAGAGCTGATGTATCAGAGCAAAAAATCTACTTCAAACCTACTTTCGCTATGAATGGAGCAAGTACTTTAGGAGGTGTTGTAACTGGAAGTTTAAGATTTACAATTAATAGTGTTGTTGATACTATTACGGCTTTATCTACTACTTACGACCCAATTACAAAAGAGTATAGCTTTGAGCCTACAACTGCTTTTATTTTAGCAGATGATTTGCAAGTAACATTGTATGATGCAGTTAATTCTGTAGCAGTTGCAAAAATCGGTCAAAAGTATTACGAGGGTACAACTGGAGAGTTTAATCCAGTAGCATAAGTTATTTAGAATTATTTTAAATTAAACCCTTACTGAAATAGTGAGGGTTTTTTGTTTATATTTGCTTACTAACTTAAAATTAAATGATTATGTCTAATAAATGGTTTACAACTTCTGCTATATTGTTAAGGTCAGAAGAAAAGTTAAATGAAATTGAAAATAAAGGTTTTAAAATCATTGAAGTGAAGCAATACAAAGCACATTTTGGTGGTCAAGATGTATCTATAATATATAGAAAAAAACATTGGTATGAAAAACTATTAAAATTGTAATAAATTAAAAACAATTCACTATATTTGCGTATCACGAATGAGAACACCCTATTAATTTAGCGGTGTTCTTTTTATTTATAACACTATGGAAATATTCGGAAAACATTTATTTGGAGAGGATGCAGATGCTTTTATTAATTTGCCTATTATGGAGCAAGTATCTTGGATTAAGAAACGTACCAAACAACAAAACGATAATATTATAGATGAGTTTTTGTCTAATATTAAAAATAACGATAATAAAGAATGTTTAAATTGCGGTCAAAATGGGGATAATAAGCGCGAAAGAGTACAAGAACCGATTGAACAAATTAACGTTACCAACGATACAAAAGTTAGTAGCGGAACTAGTGCTAAAAGACGAGGAAACAATAAAAAGCCTAAAGGAACAGGACTTTAAAGATGGTGATATTTTCGGTAATGGTACATTTGCGGATTATCGAAGTAGAAACTATTCAATCTTTAAAAGTCGTTTAAATCCGAGTGCTGGTGGTAATGTCGATTTAATTGTAACTGGTGCGTTTGTAAATGCTATGTTTTTAGTTAAACCAAGCGGAGGGCGTTACAGATTTGGCAATACAGACAAGAAAAGGAATATATTAAAGGAAATGTATGGGGATGATATTTTCGGTTTAAATCAAAGAGTATTTGAGAAATACCAAAAGGAAATATTAGCACCGAGATTAAGAAGTTCAATAAAACAATATGCCAAAATAGGATAGTTATGGAATCAATAGAAAATGTATTAAGTAAAAAAGCATTACAAGATTTAGAAAAAGCCAATCATTTTTTAAATGAAATTATTGAAAAGCAAAAATTAATAAAGGAAATTGATGTAGTTAGGGTAGTTGATAAATTATATTCTTTAAATACGGAAATTGAGCAATTGAACACTTACTTAATAAATAATAAATTACCTTTTTGTATTAAAAATTGTAATATGCCATTTAAAGTAAATAATCATCCAACCTATGTATTAATTAGCTTAATTGAAATGATTAAAAACGGAGATTTAATATTGAAAGATGCCAAAGTATAATTCAGTCGATACCATTCCCGCAAAAGTTTTTTTTCACATATTAGAAACTAAAGACTTTCAAAAACTAAAACCTAAACCAAGCGAACAAGGTTTGGAGCAAATATTTATTTCTATCTACGATGAGTTTTTTATTAAATCTGATAATGCTGAGGCAAAACAATATTTAGAACTAACCGAACAGATTGCAGACCAAAAATATAAAATAGCTACATTAAAATTAAACTTACATAATCAATATGTAAATCAAGAAACAATTAGCGATAGTGAAGAATTAAGAGAATTAAAAATATCAATGCGTAATGATTTTATTGAAGCGTTACAAATAGGTTATAATATTACAATCGATAAAGAGCAACCGTTTATAAACGAAGTAGAGCGTGTTTTAACTACTGAAATAGGATATTTAGAGAATGATTTAGCTATGTTGGAAATGAATTACAAATCAATGATAAGCAATAGCAAACAAAAGGCATTTGATTATGAAGAGAATATAGTAGCAATGGAAAACGTTTTAAATCGTAATATTAATGATGGTATTATGTTAGATAAATATATAGCTTACGGTAAAAATGTGAATAAGGTTGTTGAACAACAGAAACAAAATAAAAAGTAATGGCAGATTTCTTAGACGTACTCAGTCCATCCGCATTAGCAGATTTACAAAAAGCTAATGTAGAACTTACTACAATGATTAAAAACGTATCTACTTTAAACTCAAAGAAGATAGGCACTCCGAGTGGTGCAGATAATTCAATAAAAAGTTTATCTGTTGAGTATGCAAAACAAGAAAAATTAATAGCTGATTTGCAAATTAAACTTGAACGTTTAGCACAAACACAAAACCGAACTAAGATTAGTAATAATGCATTAGAAAAATCTGAAATTAGTTTAGCTACTGCAAGAACAAGAAATGAAAAGGCTATTGATAGAGAAAACGCTAAGTTAATTGCATCTGAAAACATTTACAATAGAGTTCAATCAAAATTAAACCAATTATCAAACGAATATAAAGCACTTGCAGTAAGAAAAGAATTAGGAATTAATTTAACGGCAAAAGAGGCTCAAAGATATGAGTTTCTACAAGGTAAAATACAAAAATACGATGGTACTTTAAAGGCAGTAGATGCAACGATGGGTAAATACCAACGTAATGTTGGTAATTATGGTAGTGCTTTTAATCCTTTATCAAATAGTATTAACCAATTAACTCGAGAAATGCCAGCGTTCGCAAATAGCGTTCAGACTGGGTTTATGGCTATTTCTAACAACTTACCTATATTCTTTGATGCTATACAGCAAGCAAACGCAGAAATTAAGTTATTACGTGCCAATGGTGAGGCAACGCCATCATTATTTCAAAAATTAACATCTTCTGTTTTAAGTTGGGGAACTGCTTTAAGCATTGGAGTTACTTTATTAACGGTATTTGGTGATGAAATTGTAGATGCTATTTTTGACACTAAGGCAAAAGCTAAAGCAGATGAAGAGGCTAAAAAAGCTATTGAAGAAAAAAACAAAGCGGAACAAGATTATATTGATACAATGAAACAAGCTGGTAGCGAAGAGATTTCACGCTCTCAAATACTATTAGCTAATGCAAGTAACGTAAATATAAAAATGCGTGATAGATTAGACGCTATCAAAGAATTAAAAGAGCGTTACCCTGACTATTTAGGCCATTTAACAACAGAACAAATATTATCAGGGAAAACAGCGGAGGCCGAAGAAAAACTAAACGAGGCTTTAATGAAACGTGGTATTGCTATTGCGTTACAAGGTAAGTTAACAGAAAAATATAATGAATTAACTGGTGCTTTACTTAAAATAAACACTATACAAACCAAAAGTAATGCATTAACTAACGATGAGATTAAGTTAGGTCAAAAAATTGGCGTTAGTAATGCTAAACTTTTAAAAGATAAACAATTAATTTCTAACTTATCTTTAGCAAATGCTAATAGAGAAAAGAAATCTATTGAAGAGCAAATTGCAAGTATATTTAATTTATACAATCAATATTCACCATATTTAAGTGCTGTGCGTGAGGTTGGTGATGAGCAAAAGAAAAGCGCTGAGGAAACGCAAAAATCAATGACTAACTCAGAGGTAGCATTTAAAGCTAATATTTCCGCTTTAGAATCACAACTTGAAACTATTGACAGATTAAACCCAGCGTATGACTTAATGAATAGCTTATTAGAAATTCAAAAGCAATTATACGAGCAACTTTTCGGTACTAAAAAAGAAAACGAAAAGACTGATGAATCTATGCTTGAAAAGGCAGGTAAAATGGCTAAAATGTATGATGAGTTAGCAAGAAAAGCACAATTATATGCTGAGGCTTTGCGTATTGCCGAAATAGCTGGTAAGGCAGTTAATAAAGGATTTGATGAGGGACAAAAGAAATTAAACGATTATTTACGTACATTTTCAGAAGGCGCGCTTAGTGAAGCTGGTTTTGGTAATTTATTTAAAATTCTTAATGATGAGATTTACGGATTTGGTGAAAATTTCGCAGTAACTTTTAATGCTATTGCTGAAAGTGCGCAAGAAGCCTTTAATTTTATTAGTGAAGCATCAAACTCAAACTTCGAAAACGAATACGCAAATCTTGAAAAACAAAAAAATATAGCTTTGTTGTTTGCTGGAGAAAGCGCAAGCGCAAGAGCAGAAATAGAAGCGCAAGCTGAACAAAGGCAAAGGGAAATTAGACGTAGAGAATTTCAAGCGCAAAAACAAATTGCATTATTTAATATTGCTGTTAATACAGCGCAAGGTATTGTTAGCGCATTAGCATCAACACCTCCGAACGTGCCTTTATCTATTGCGATTGGGGTTATTGGAGCAGTTCAAGCTGGAGTAGTTGCAAGTAGACAAATTCCTGAATTTTGGAAAGGTACAGACAACGCTCCTGAGGGTTGGGCTTTAACGCAAGAAAAAGGGCGTGAAATTATTACAGATAAATACGGAAACATTAAAAACACTGGATCGGATAAAGGCGCACAATATACTTATTTAAACAAAGGCGACAAAGTACTAAACAACGATAAAACAATGGATTTCTTAATGTTTAATTCAGATTTGAATAATATATTAAGCAATAACGGAATTAGTTCACCAATAGTAAACGTTCAAGGCAATACAACCGATTTAACACCAGTTGTAAATGCTATTAATAGTAAGGAAACGTTTCAATTAAGTATAGATGAAAACGGATTTAATAAGAGAATAAAAAACGGTCACACATCAAAAGTAATAACAAATCGTAGAACATCATTTAAAGGGTTAGGAGTATAATAATTATGTTTAAACACTATTTAAAATTTATTTCGTTAGGGAACGAAAACCTTTATCAAATATCTGAGCCTATTGGTTTCGATGGTGCTACTTTTGTATTAGAACAAGAACCAAAAAGATACGGACGTGATTATCAATTCGGAGCTATTAGTAAATTAGAGTTTGTTGATGCATATTCTATTGAAGTGGTTGAGCCGTTTGCTATTAATCCGCAAGGCGATACATCAAACCGTTTAGAATATGGTTTGCGATGGTTATTATACATTAATAAAAAGTTTGGATTTGAATCTAAAGTAGAATATATTTTAGAAAAAGATGGTGTATTTTTCAGCAATGGAATGTTAGACTTTACGGAAAAAGGTTTAACTGATGGATATACTTATTTTAGCTGTAAACTAATCCAAAATGATATTGTAGCCGATGTTAAGCGTAGAATAGACGACAAATTTAACGCTTTTTCAAACAAAGACGCTAAAGAGAATACAATTACACCGATGCCTACGTTTAATTATCTTAAACGAGCAACTCCATTGGCTCAAACAAGTTTATGGAAAATGCCTAATGCAAGAACAACTCCAGCTGGTTCAAGAATAAACGTAAATTTTGCACAACAATTAATTGAGTCAGGTGTTCAAAATTCATTAGTTTGGTTAAGTGATTTTACTAATAATTACGAAAACGCAAAAAGAGATTTTAAACATTTAAGAGCTTTAAATGATTTATCAGAGGTACAGATAAAATTAACTAATGATATTAAAATCGATTATAGGATAACTGGTGGAAGTGCTGAGAGTGAAGTAGCAATGATATTGACGTATTGTATTTATGAAGAGCCTTATGAAGATTTTCCAGAGGGTATTGAAGTTTACACAAAATCAGTATTTGGAACGGTTAATCAAATAGTTAGTGTTGACGATGAAATAAATTTTACAATACCTTTTATTGGAAGAGGTCAGGTTTTGACTTTATTTTGGTATTTGCAGTGGGATATTGAACATTTAGACGAGGGCAATAGAACACAATTTATATTTAATAAACAAGATACACAAATAAAGGCTATTTCAACAGCAATTGACCAAGTTATAAAAGCGTCAAGATGGATTGATTTAATTAAGCAAACATCTAAATTTACTGGTAACTTACCAGTTGATGCAAATTTATTCGATGTTAACGGAACGCATTATAAAAATGTAGTTTTCACCAGCGACATGGTTTTGCAAAAAACAACAGAGTTTAACGCAATTCCTAAAGATGTATTCGGAAGCATAGAAGAGGTTAATTGTGATTATGAAATAAGCGATGAAAAAATTTATATCGGTCATCAAAATGATTTTTATGAGAATCAAGAAATAGCAGTATTACAAATGTTACCTGATGTTGAGGCATCACAAGAGTATAACGATAGAAATATGATTAATAAATTTCGTTATTCTTATAAAACATTTGAGCAAGAGCGTACATCTTTAGAAACTTCACAATCTTTTCATACTGATACCGAATGGCGTTTTTTAAATGAACAAGTAGAGAATTTCAAAGAGATTAAAAATGACTTTGTGCGTGACCCATTCGCTACGCAACAAATGATTAATTTAAAAATAACTCAACCAAATACATCTACAAGTCAAGACGATAAAATTTATATCGAAAACTATACGGAATTAGCTCCTAGTTCTTTTGGAACTTTTGGAAGTAGATTATTAATGCGTGTTTTTGAGGGTAGAGTAGAATTATTAAATATTGATAGCGATGGACAAACAAGCGGTACCGATGTGGTTATTAATTGGCTAACTATTGGAGTTGAAGAGGGTAGTACTTTTGAGATAGTTAGTGGTGAGAATGTAGGTACTTATATGGTTTCCGCTCTAACTCAGTCATTAATTACGTTACTTCCTATTGGTTTTGTACCTGACTTTGATGGTGATGCTTTTATAGTGGTTAAGTACTTTTATACTAACGTTCCATATCAAACTAGAACAAATCAAGGTTTTTCTTTAATAGATGGATTGAGTAATGCTAATAAAATGCCAAATTTAGCCTATACAATAAAAAGAAATATGAAATACTTTTATAGCTATTTCGCTACTTGTTTGATGTATGCCAAAAAAGATATTGTAAACGCATATTTTAAAAATAATGGATTATTAAAAACACAATTAACAAGCGAAACAGAGCCGTTAATTGAAAATGCACCGATATTATATAGTGATTTACCAATACCAATAGTAAATGCAACAATACATAGCCTTAATTTATACGCTACTTTTGAAGATATAAACAACTATTTAGAGGCATATAAGACAACAAAAGGATTTATTAGATGTTATGATTACAACGGCAAAGTTATTCGTTTATACGCTCAAAAATTAGAACATACGTGGATTAGTAACGAATTAGAATTAAGAGGCGAAGAGCAATATAGTACTGAGTTTTTAACTATTGACGGCACTATTGGGAACTTATTTGTTAACGATGCGCCTTATAATTTAAGCGGTGTTGAAGATTGGTGGAAATTCGAAAATGATTTTATACAACTTTTTGATGAAAAAAGTAGGCCTTTATCAACAAAATATGCATTTAATTTTGTAGTTTTGAACGGCGTTACTTATGAAACAAAAAATGAATTAACTAACGCATTACTTTTACTCAATGAATAGAGATTTTTCTTTTATAAAGCTATACTCAAATTTTGCTGATGCAATACTAAATGAAAACCCTCCTATTTCAAAGTTAAGGTATCAAGGGTTTATTCAGTTAAGAACTGATGAAACGTTTTTACAAACTTCTAATAGCGATGTAGATATTGTTTTTGTTGGTGGATATTCTGCAGGGTTAATTGATGGTTGCGGAAATGTAAAATTAGATGTTACTAGTAATTTTTATTTTGATGGTTTTGAAGATGCAAATGGTATAAAACAAATATCGTTTGAGTTCGGAATGGTAAACCAAGATTTTTGGGCTAAGCCTTTGCATCTTAAATTAACCGATTTAGTAAATGGTAATATTTATTATTCAAACTCATTCTTAATAACAAATTTCAATAGTGATATTTCTACAAGGGTTGATTATTGGGATATTAGCGACGAGTATAAAAGAAGTGTTCGTTTAGTAAATTGTTTCGACCAAACACCGCAAAACGAACTTAGTTCAAAACAATATACAACATCTTTTGGAACTCGAGTTAATTACAAACAAATAACAACTTATTTACGAAAGTATTTAATTGATAGTTTAGATTATTTTATTAACGATAGATTACCTATTTTAATAAATTCTGATAATGTTTATTTAAATGGTATTGGAGCGGTTATATCAGATTTAAAAACTGAGGAAAGGATAGTTGATAGTAATTTACTAAAAGCGGAATTTATAGTTAACCCACAAAATACAAAATACGATTGGCAGTTTCAAATTTATGAGCCTTTACAAGTTATTGAAAGAAACCCAGTACATCAAAGTGTTTTAAGTTCAACTGATGGTCTATTTTCTTTGACATTTAATAAGAATATAAGTTTTATAGGTGGCGCAAGTATTGAGTTATACAAAGATGGCGTTTCAGTAACTGAGGCAACAACAAGCGTAATAGATAATATTTTGTATTTAGACTATAGTTTCTACACTTTTACTAATGGAAATTATTCAATAGTAGTTCCAAGCGGTATTGTTTTTTCTAATGGCGAAATATTTAATGGATACGCTATCAACGAATGGACTTTTACAATAGGGGATGGGTATTACGATGAAACATATTACGATGAAAATTATTATTTAACATAAAAAAGATATGAATAAAACAGATATATTAGCCTATATAACGGCTAGATGGGGGGATATTACAAGTCCAAAAAGACTACCTATAAAAGATAGAGAGGTTAGTAGTTCTTTGATAAACGAATTATACCCAACAATAACAACAGAAACACAATCGAGCAATACTATAACGCAAGAAAGTTCATCGACTAAAGAATACACTTTGAATATTAGAAAGTCAGGTAGTGAAGTTACGATGTATGGTAGGATTAAAAACAATACTGGTTCGTCAATTTCAATATCAACAATTCTTACAATAGTAGGTGCGGATTATATACCTTATGATTTTACTAAAGTTTATGGTTTTTCTGATTCTGACAATAGACCAATTAAATTCAATTTAGTAGATGGGGTTTTAACTGTTATTAGTCCGATAGCTAATGGCGAAACAATTAATATTAACTTTAAATACTTTACAGAATAATGGCTGACTTAATAAAATCAAATATCTATCAGAATGAATTTTCTGAAAACTTAATAAGTAAAAAATCATTATTTATTGATAGCCCTACTATTTCTTACTCAGGAAATGGTTCATTAACTATTGTTGATAACAATGCTTTTGCTAAAGATAGTAAAAGCGCTTATTTGTTTACTACATACAATCCGGGGACTGGATTAAATGAAGTTTTTAGCTTTGGGGATGCTTTAAATTGTGTTACAAAAAAAGCTGGTAAATATTTTTTTAGTTTTAAGATAATGAATGAAGATGGTAGTTTTGATACTGACCAAATTAGTAGCATTGGCGTTGATGTATTTATTGACGGAAATCCTGAGTTTAGTTTTGAAAATGAATTTTATTTTAACGAATTTGAATTAAACGAGTTTGTATCTTTTAATTGCTCTTTTAATGTGATTGAAAACAAAACAATTAGTTTTGCTATTAAAGTTTTTGGAGATTATCCAGGAAGCGGAGTAACACCAATTAAGTTATATTTTAGCGGATTTAAGTGCGAATTAGATAACAGGAAATTAAACATACCAACGCCTTACTCATATCCGTTAATTTTACCACAAGAGGACATTGTAGGTTGGGCATATTATGCTGATAGTTTAGCAACACCAACTATATCTATAGGAACTTCTTACACGCAAATCACAATTGATAAATTAGGCGCTTCAACTACAGAACTATATTTGCCACGTGAAATAAGAGGAATTGCAAGTTTATTTACTGCAAATAAAATAACTCCTATTTCAATAGGCGATGACTTTGATGGGCGTTTTGATTGTACAATTACGGCACGAACTGGCTCACCAACTGCAATAGAATTTATAATTGATATTAGTGGCGGTGTTGCTGGAACAAATAAAGCGTTTACTGGTTGGATTCAAGCAATTGGAACAGCTCCATACGACCAAAGTATGCCATTAGACTATTTTACTTTATCTACATTTTTGACAAATGGTGGTACTTTATACGCAAGAGTAGATACTGGTACTGTTACAATAGGTAGAAGAAACATAAAAATAAGTAGAAAATCTAAAAACCAATAAAATGAATTTCACAATAACAAAGGTTTCAGATAAAAACTTTACTCATTTTGACTGGTTTAAGGAAATGAATTTCTCAAATTGGGAAATAGTTTTTAATAATACTGCAAATACTTTAATTTTACAAATGCGTAATGGTGCGCCTTTTCCAAGAAAAGAAGTACTAGCAACTGATGTTATTATTAAAAATGGTACTGGTGGAACTCCTGAAACATTTACTACTAATGCTGAAATAAGAGCTAGATTAATTGAGTTAGGCTATAATGCTTTGGTTACAAGTGACCCAAGTGGTGCTACTTCTTGGGGTTCAATTACTGGCACATTATCTGCTCAAACCGATTTGCAAACTGCTTTAGACGCAAAACAAGCAACTTTAACCGAAAATAATTTCGGAGCTTTTGCCAATGGATTAAATGCAAAAACAACTTTAGTAGATGCCGATTCAACAGATTTAGTTGATAGTGCAGATTCTAACAAAGCTAAAAAAGTAACTTGGTTAAATGTTTGGAATTACATTAAAGGTAAGGCAGATACATTTTATCAAAATATTTTAGTAAGCGGTACGAACATTAAAACAATAAACGGAAATAGCATATTAGGCTCGGGAGATTTAACAATTAGTGGTGGTGGTGGTACTTCTTATTCAGATTTATTCCCAATTCATTTAATTTATCAAGAAGCAAATGGGTTTTTAAGCATAGGGACTAACGTTTTAAGTTTTTCAGGAACCCAATCTTTATTGGTTATTTCTCCAATTTTATACAGAAAAATAGTTAGTGCATCTACAGCAAACTCGACAACATCTATTCGTGAGAGTTCCTTTAATAGGATATCTCAAAACAAAGGATATTATTTTGAAATAAGAGTTAAAAATGAGGATGCATCTGCAATATCAGATGTAAAATATTTTTACGGATTAGCGGAAACCGGAACATTGGGGGGGAATAACCCATCAACATATACTGGTTCTTTTATTGGAATGGGTAGTGATAATACAGATACAAATTGTTGTATTTATTATAAAAATTTTACAACTGGATTGAATACTAAAATTGACTTAGGAGCATCTTTTCCTAAAAGTCAAACTAACGAATATTTGATTAAATTTTATAGACTTTCAGGTTCTAATGATACAACTTATGATATTAAAAATTTAACAACTAGCGCTACAGCAACAGGATTGATAAGCTGTAACCCTTCAACACTAACGATACATACGCAAAGAAATAATTCTGCATCTGCAATAGTTTGTGGATATGCGATACAAAGGATAAAAGTTTTTATAGAAGATTAACAAATTAAAATTTTAAATATGACAGCAGAATTAGAGAGAATGATTGAGGAATTTGATATAGCACTTAGATTACAAGGCTATACTATTGGCGATATTTACGCAATTGATGAGAACGGCGAAAAGATAGGCGCACCTTTGCCCCCTAAAAAGAAACCATAATGAAAAACATAGCATTATACCTTTTGATTTATAACTTTATATTGTTAATGATTTTGCGTACTGATTGGTATAGCGAAAGAATTACTTTTATGGGTTATACAACTGAAAGGTATAATGTTATTGATTTAATCGATACACCTTTTTATATTGCGATGTTTATAACGATTATTTATTATGCGTTTTGGAATAAATTAAATAAGTTAACATTGTTTCAAAAACATTGTTTTGCTTTTAGTTTTTTCTATTTAGCGTTTAAGTTATTGAATTTTTATTTAGAATGTAACTATCAAACGTTTATGATGTGGAATTTAATTATTATATTTATGCCGTTGGTTTTATTAATTGATAGAAAAATAAATAGATGAAATTTATAGACGACACATTAAAAATACGCGGTAAGTACTCAATGAAAAGAGTATTGGTTTCGGTTACGTTTCCAATAACAATGGCAATAGGTTTGTTTATTGTGGTTTCCGATAGGTTACTTGAACTAAAAACGGTTAACGTTTATGCTATTCAAGTATTTAATAGTCTATTGATGTTTATTTCTGTTATGGTTGGTATTAATGCCTACGCAAAAAAAGCCGAATTAAAAACATTATTAAACGATAAAGACAAAGAGTAATTTATGGCAACCACGCAAGAGCAAAAAGATATAATCGAGATAAAAGGCGAAATCGGACGCATTAGACACCATCAAGATTTACAGAAACAAGTAAATGACACCAATACAAGATTATTAACCGAAATTAAAAACGCATTAGTTGGTTCGGATGTAAACGGAAATATTGGATTGGTAAATAAAGTTCAATCTATTGAGCAAAAACAAGAAGTTCACGATGACGTAATAAATGACCATAAATTATATTTTAAGTTAATGGGTGTTGTTATAAGCGCGGTTATTGCGATTGTAGTAGGATTAATTATTAAACTATCAATAAAATGAAACTAAACGAAAACGGATATACACTAATTTGCGAGTTTGAGGGTTTAAAATTAAAACCTTATCTATGTAGCGCAAAAATACCAACTATAGGTTACGGAAATACTTATTATCCAAATGGTAAAAGAGTGACTTTATTAGACGAGCCAATCACAAAAGAATACGCCTTTGAAATATTTAAAACTATTGCGGATAAGTTTGCAAGTAGAGTTGATGAAATGGTAACAAGTGAATTAAGCCAAAATCAATTTAACGCTTTAGTTTCTTTTGCTTATAATGTAGGAACTGGCGCATTTGCAACCTCTACATTGCTTAAAAAAGTAAATAACAACCCAAATGATGTAACGATTAAAAACGAGTTCTTAAAATGGGTAAAAGCTGGTGGTAAAAAAGTACAAGGATTAGTTAATCGTAGAGAAAAAGAAAGTGCAATTTATTTTGTTTCTAAATAGAATTAGTTGTTACTTTGAAAAGTAAATGTGTCAAACTTATATTTAAATGGTCGGCAAGCTGTAATTATTAAGTTTCCAAAACACAACCACTTCTAACGAGGTGGTTTTTTTATTTAAAATAAATTCACTACTTTTGTATTTCGCTACACTAACAATATTAAAAGTCAATCTTTGTAGCGAGGGTTGGCTTTAATTTTTAAAACAATATATTATGGAAAATTTAGAAAACATTGAGGTATTTAATATTCAAACAACAAATGAGGGTAGTTTTGCTTGGATATCTTATAGAGATTTAAACAATACAGATAATTTAAACAATGGTTATTTTTGCAAAAGAGTTCCTTTAAATTTAAGAGCAATTCAATTATCAAGTAGAGATAATGTTTTAACAGACCAATCAGTTAAAAACTATTCAGATGCAGTTACACCAAATTAACCAATACATAAGAATAGGATGGTATGCCGTTATTTTAATTCTGATACTTGCATTTACTTGTAGTTGCGGAACAAGGAAAACTAATACTGAAAAAGTAAAAGAAGTTCAGAAAATTGAAACATCGGAAACTATTACTGAAAAGGAAACAATTGAAACAAATGTAAAAGTAATTGATTACACCGATACATCAGAGCAAATAATAGAACCAATCGACAACACAAAAGAAATTGTTATAGATGGAAAAGTTTATAAAAATGTTCGATTTAAGACGTTAAAAAAGAAAAATAATATAGTTATAGAGAAAAAAGAAGTTATTCAAAACAACGTAGTTAAAAAAGCTAATACAAAGGCAGAAACAAAGATTGATAATAAGATAAAACAAACAGAGCGTAAAAGTTCGTATTGGTGGCTACTTTGGTTTTTATTAATTATACCTATTTATTTTATTTATCGTAAATATTTTCATAGATTTACACTTTCATAATTTATTGGTTTGGTTGATAGGAGAAAAGCGGTGCAGAAATGTATCGCTTTTTTTATGCTCGTTATTTAGAATTAATATAAATAACAATTAAAACGCAAAATAATTAATTAAAACGTTGTGTAATTAAAAAAGGGTTGTATATTTGTATAAGCAATAAAGCGAAACACTAAAACAAAATATTATGGAATTTAAAAAAGCATTTAAAAGTAAAACAATATTCACTATTGATTGTAATGATTTTGATAGATTTGTTGAATCAAAATATGAAGGTAATTTAGAATTTGTAGCACAACATGAAGCTAATAATTATTCAAATTATGATTTTGAGGTACCAAATAAAGCAATGTTTTTCAGTAATGAAGCAGAAGAAATAAGAAACGGAGATTATAATAATCATTCTGTTCATCAAATCTTTCAAGTACTTTTTGAAGATGGTTTTATTGAAGAGGGAGAATATTTAATTGAAGTAAGTTGGTAATTTACAAAATTAATGAAATGAAAAAAAACGAACGTAACGCTGGAGCAAAACCAAAATTTGGAACGCTACCTACTAAAAAACTCAGAATTGAAAGAGTAGTTCCTTTAAAAGACTATGAACTTACAAAAGAACAAGTAAACGAATTTATCAACCAATTGCAAACACAAGCACTCGACAAATGTGTAGCGGAAAATCTAAAAAATAAATAAAGATGTTTAAAAACGAAACTTACGAAATCAATTACGAGGGCATTAGATACGAATGTTATTGCGAAATAACCGAAGCCGATGAAAGCACTGGTTATAAAGGTACGGTTACAATCTTAAACGTATCAATTAACGGACATACGATATTAAACCATTTGCAAGAATGGGTTATTGAAACACTAACCAATTTAATAAGCGAGAAATTATAACAAACGGAATTGTGAAAAGTAGATTTACAAAAATTTTAAATGTGTTAAGATGAGAGAAATAAAATTTAAAGGATTAGGATATGATAATAAATGGTATTTTGGAAATTACTACAACATTGGGGATAAACATTTTATTCAAACAGCAATAGAAGTTGTAGAAATAAATCCATTTACAAGATGTCAATTTACTGGCTCTATAGATAAAAATAAAAAAGAAATTTACGAAAATGATATTGTTAATTTTTGCGAAAAAAAGTCTTGGTGCAAATCTAGTGGATGTGAAAATGAAATATCTGCTTTAGATGATTTTTGTAGTAAATGTGGTAAAAAACCTGAGGATATTGATTTTATTATTAAATCAAAAGTAATTTTTTATAAGAGCGCTTTTGCTTATCAATATAATGAACAAGAAGATTCTTGGAAAATTTGGAGTATTTCATCTGCTGAAACTTTTTTAGAATGGGTTGAAGTTATTGGTAATATACATGAAAAAAATTAAACATATGAAACCAACACTATTTTTAATCGGAATGATTTTATCCGCTTTAGGGATATTACTCGGAATTGCTTACGGCTCGGAATGGTTTACTTTATTATTTATTGGGTTATTTATGATAGTAATATTTGGTAACACAAACTCTGATAAATTTACGTGCAAATTTGCGGAATATTATTTTAACCAAGTAGTTAAAAACGAAACCGAACTAACAACAAAAGAATTATTAAACAAATTTAAAAATGAATATTATGGATAAGCCAACATTACAAGATGTAAAAGAGTATTTTAAAAATGCTAAAGAGGTAAAAGGAAATATAGGAATTTATAATGGAAATATTGAGTCTATTGATGACAAATTAATTTATTACTATTCAGATAGTGATTCTGATGCTAATGGTTATTATATAGATTGCGATAATGGAGATTTTATTCTTTATGATGAGCAAACAAATACGTACGCTGAAATCATATCTTACAAAGAACCACTTTACCAACTCACAGCAAAAGAGATTGTTTATGGACACGATAAACCTCAATACTGGAAAGATACTTTTAAAGAGTGTTTTGAAACGGAGTTGGAAGTGGGGGGTTGGTATAAAGATTCAAGGTTTAATAGCAAATCATTTCTTTATATTGAGGATATTTTAAATAGAGAAAACGGAATAAAATCTTATGGTTTTGGAATGAGTGGCAATTGGTCTGAATCTTGTTTAAGAAGCAGTCGAGTTCTTAGTAATTATTTTATACCATCCACCGAAAAAGAAGTAGAAGAAGCTTTGGTAAAAGAGGCGATTAAGAGAGGGTACGAAGTCGGTAATTATAAGTTAATAAGTGGTTGCTACGGAATCGAGACAAATAAAGAATATGTTTTTATTAAAAACACATTATATTTTAATGGTGATGTAATATTTCATAATGGTCAATGGGCTGAAACGATACCCACCTACACAATCCCCGAAGCAGAATCTAAGTTTAACATTAAAATCAAAGCCGTTTAATTACGGTTTTTTATTTGGAATTATTTTAAATAATACAAATAATTAATAAAATGTTTGTTTATTAGAAATATGGTTGTATATTTGTACTCAGCAATAAAGCGAAACACTAAAACAAAATATTATGAAAACATTTAAAATTTACTCAGCAAAACAACAAGGTGCATTATCAAAAGGAGAATTAATAGCAGTTCAATCTTTAGAAACTTTTGAAAAATACAATGGTAAATGGGGAGTTGAAAATTATGCTTTAATAACAACTTTATCAAATCATAGAGTTTATGTAGAAATATGTATAGAGAACTAAGGTTTTCTATATATTTATGGAGAATGTGTATAGATTTATGGATAATTGTATACACGTTTTTACTGAGTTTAATATTAATTTATGGATAAAAAATAGAAGTTATGGATAATTGGTTAGAAACAAAAACAGACAGTAAAGAGCAGTTTAACTCTTTAATAAAAATACAAAATGAAGCGTTATTAAATGAAGATTACGATTTAGCAGAACAAATAGAAATATTTTTAAATAAAGAATAATGGAAAAACAAAAACTATTTAACTTTCATATTTGGAATCCTATTGAATGTATATTTATTTCATTTCAAATGAAATTTAGAAATTCAGATTATTCATCAACTAATTACATATTATTTGCATTTATATTTTTTCAATTTGATATTGATTTTAATTATTTTGTAGATAAATATAAAAAAGGTAAATTATGAATATATATGAATCAACATTATTAGCTTGTTTACTAGGGGCTTTAATTGGGTGTTTAATAGGCTATAAATTTAAACCATGAAAATCCAGAAAATAACAATCAATTTACTTGAATTAAATAAAAATGAAATAGAGTTTTTAATTATTGAAAATTTAGGTTTAAAAGTTGAGGTTATTAAAAAAGAAAACAAAATATTAATATTATTGCAAAACAATAAAAGTTGTTTTAGATTAATGGAGAAACTACACTATGATTTTAATTTTATAGTACATAAACAAGGTAAAAAATATATAATTGAATTATGAAAAAAAACGAACGTAACGCAGGAGCAAAACCAAAGTTTCCAAATGTAGAAACTGAAATTTTACACGTTAGAAAAATAGTTCCTTTAGGAATGGCAAAAGTACTAAAGCAAGAAATAAACGAGCGCATTAAAAATCTTTAAAGTGCGCCAAAACAATCGAAACAATGTTAAACAATTTAAAGTAAAAGGTTATGATAAGTAGCAGACCATTAACAAAATTACAAGATTTTCAAAGTTTAAAAAAGGGCGATTTAGTCGTTGTAGAATGGAAAAGAGATATGTATTTCGGTAATAAACAAAAAAGATTTGGAAGTTATGAGATTGTAGAAAATAAAGAACGTACCAACGAAATAATTTTACAAACTAAAAACAACGTTTATTTTAATTACAATATGTTTTTAAATCCAGAAAATGGAATTAGCAATTTGAAAAGTGCAATACTAATAAGTAACGAACCATGAAAAACACCATCGTACCAAAAACGGAACAAGAAATTAAAATGAATAATTTCTATATGGATTTAATAAGATTAGACCAACCGATTCCGCAAAACTTAATTGATAAATTCAATCAAGATAAAGAACAAATAAGATTGGAAAATCCAATTTATAATGAAAACTTAAATTAGAGAGGGATGGAATTACTAAACGGAAAAGCAAAAGAAGATTTTTTAAAATGGTGTGAAAATGACGATAATGGTATTTTTTCTGATGAAAGTATGAATTACGCAAATTTAGCATTAATAATTCATTGGTTCGATAGTGTTGGAATTATAATATTACCGCAACACGGATTTAAAGGGTATTATAATGAAATAAAAAATTATAACGACAAATCTTTTGGAGAATTTAAAACATATTTAATTTGTGGTTTTGAAGATAATTATAAAACCCGAAATGAAGCCGTTGAAAAAGCAATAGAAAAAGCTAATGAAATTTACAATCAACTTTAACCACCACCAAACAAAACAATTAACTTAAAATAGATATTATGAAAACATTACCTAAATTGTCGGAGTATAATAAGAAAATAATCGAAAATACAAAATATAGAGATAAATTAGATTATAGAGAATATGCTTATAATAAATTAATAGATATTGAAAACTACACAAACTTCATAACCCAACCCTTAAACCTATCGCATTTTGTTCCAGCTATTGAAAAAGATGGTAAGTGGATTGTTTTAACGCATCCATTTGATGACAATTCTTGTGACATTCAAGAATACGAAACAGCATTAGACAAAGTTGTTTTTAAAGGGTGTAAAATAAGAGATAAAGGAAACTTTTATTTTGTTGACTTGCCTAATTCTTGTATTTATTTAAGAATTTTAAAAAAATCAAAATGGACAATCGAGGATATTATTACGCACAACCTCGAAGTAAACGAAAACATAATTAAAAAATTTGGACTATGAAAAAACTATTATTACTACTTTTCGCATTACAAGTTAATGCGCAACAATTAGATTTCGGAGATACGGAATACACAACAATTTCCGTTACAATCGAACCAAATTCAAGTATCAAAGAAAAATCTTTAAACGCTACATTCGAATTTCAGTACTCAGTACATTGGTTATACATAAAACCAAGCGTTCAAATATTGCCATCGATTAATTACGTAGATACGGCTTTAGGATTAGGTATTTTATTAGATAAAGGCTATTACCAAGACTGGGTGTTTTACAGCGGAATACGTTTAGGATATATTCACAGAGGCGCTACATATCCGTTATTCGGTTTTGAGGGCGGATTTGACAAAAAAATAACTAATAACGTGTATATCGGTTTACGTGCTACTTACGATTGGCGAGAAGATTTTGAGTTTAGCGGTGCAAATGCTGAGTATCAATTTAACGGGGGAATTAAATTAACTTATAAATTTTAGGAAATGGAAACAAGTAAACAAAAAATTATGTTAAATAAATTATTATTAAAATTAAATCATATTGTATTTTGGTTTTACTACAAAAGAGTACCAATATTTTTTCATAAATGGACTATATTAAAAAGCATAAGTCTATTAAGGCAAAATTATGAACACGCCGAGTTTAGAATTAATGGATTAAACGAGGTAATTAATAATGCAATAAAAAGAGAAAGAGAAATGCAATTAACAATTTCTAATTTACAACTCAAATTAAGAGGTGTTCCACAAGATAAAGTAGACATTGCAAATAAAATGTTTGGGACTAATTTACAAGGAAAATCTAATTTAGAACAAAATAATTAAAACTATGTCAGAATTATATACAATAGACAGAACGCCTCAAACGGATTTAGAAAAATTCCAAGCGTTAAGAATTGAGGCTTTAGAGCGTGAACTTTTAAAACATAAAGAGTTCTTAGCTAAAATGCAAGAAGAGTTTGAACAACACTCGTTAGAGTTAGCGAAAGGGATTGAGGTTAAATTTAGTGAGGTTGTAAGTAATAATTAAGGGTTATGATGTCAATAACCGATATAAGTCACAAGTACTGCATAGCTTCAAGAACGTTGCTAATGCGTATTAAAAAACATAGTATAATACCTTTTTTCTATAAAGGAGATTGTTACTTAACCGAAGCAGAGGAAAACGAAATCAACTACGATATTCCATTTAAAAATAAAATGGTAATATTCCAAAAAGAACAATTTAATATTTATCAAAGTAAAATGAACTTATGAAAATAACCGATAAAATAGAATTATACAATTGCGATAATATGGAACTTATGGCGAAATATCCTGATAATTATTTCGATTTAGCAATTGTTGATCCTCCTTATGGACTAAACGGATGGCACGACAAAGGAAATAACAGAAATAGGCAGTCTGCGAAAGAAGGAAGTAAAAGAAAATTGTGGGATAAAATGCCTGATGAAATTTACTTTGCCGAATTAAAAAGAGTATCTAAAAATCAAATAGTGTGGGGTGGAAATTACTTTTTAGATTATTTAGGCAAATGTGTTGCACCGATAATTTGGGACAAGGTAAACGGAACAACACACTTTGCTGATGGCGAAATGGCATGGACAAGTTTTGAAACTGGAACTTTAAGGATATATAAAAAACATTTAGGAAGTACAGAAGTGAATAGAGAACGAATACACCCAACACAAAAACCACAAAAACTATACAAATGGTTACTTGACAAATACGCAAAACCAAACGACAAAATACTCGACACTCATTTAGGCTCAATGTCAATTGCAATTGCGTGCCATGATTACGGATTTGAATTGGTTGGTGCAGAATTAGATGAGGAATACTATAGAAAAGGAGTTGAAAGAGTAAAAAACCACGTATCACAACAGAAGCTATTCTAATTTAGTTTGTTTCTAAATTAAATTATAATTATCTTTGCTTAACAAAATACTGGTCAGAGTATTAGAAAAAATTAATAACGCCTCGTTTAATGCTTAATTCTGACCGATTAAGTTTTTACTCGAGGTTTATTTTTATACTATGGAAACAAAAAAAATATACCAAGTTGCTACGAATATGGAATGTGGCATTATAGAAGTTGAATATATTAGAAAAACCGATACTTATTTTTGGACTTCTGAAACAAATAGAGAAATGTTAGATACTAAATACTCTAAAAGTTTTGAAACAAAAGAGGATGCTATTTATTATTTAAAATATTTAATTAGTCAAAAAATAAGTAGTATGAAATTAAGTTTAGAATACTATGAAAATAAACTAAACGAAGTAATACAATTATAACTAATTTTACCATATCGAAGTAGTGAGCGATAACAAAACATCCGAGCCATCAATTGCAGACCCTCACTACTTAGTCTGTTTTTGGTGGCTTTAACTTTAAACAAAAATAAAACTTATGGAAACAAAAAAAGACCATTACAGAAACGTTTTTAAATCAGACCATTTAGGTAGTGCAGATTTAGAAGATTTTATTGAACAAGGTAAACCTTTAATTTTTACAATAAAGCACGTTAAACAAGAAAAGCAAGCTAAAGTTGCTGGTAAAAAAATTGATGCAAATATAGCTTATTTTGTAGAACCAATTAAACCAATGGTTTTAAACGCAACAAACTCAAAGCAAATTAAAACTTTTACTGGCAGTTCTTTTGTTCAAGATTGGAAAAATGTATTAGTTGAATTGTATGTTGACGAAAATGTACAAATGAAAGGAGTTACTACGCAAGGTGTAAGAATAAGACCTATTCAGCCAAGATTGCAAGAAAAATCAAAGTTAGAATTTACAGAAGCTAATTTTGAAAAAGCAAAAAAAGCAAATGTAACTCGTGAACAAATAGAAAAAATATACACTTTAACAGACGAAGTTTATAATAAATATTTAGCTTATGAACCAGCGCAGTAAAGAATGGTTTGCAATACGTGAGGGAAGATTTACAGCCTCACGTATTAGCGAACTTTTAGGAGTTAAAGGATTGAATTTAACTGGCGAAAATTACGCATTTGAAAAAGCTTGCGAGTTGGTTTATGGTGTTGATGAAGATGAAAGTTTTGAAAGTTTTGATATGCGTAGAGGCACTGAATTAGAACCAATCGCTTTTCGTAAATTTAAAGAATTAAAAGAATATGATTTTTTAGATGTTCAAGAAACTTCATTTTTTGTTTTAGGAGATAGTGCTGGTGCAAGTCCTGACGGATTAGTAGGTAACGATGCTATTTTAGAAATAAAATGTCCACGTTCAACAAAGTTTTTTAAATTGGTTGCTAAAGGTTACGATGCTATTGATAAAGATTACATCGACCAAATGCAAATGCAAATGTTATGTACTAACTCAAAACGTTGTCACTTCTTTAATTATATTATTTTTAAAGGTAAGGAAATGTGGCACGAAATAATAGTTGAACGTGATGAATGTAGAATAGAATTAATTAAAAAAAGAATAATTGAAGCAACAAAACTACGTGATGAATACGTAGCATATTTAACAAATAATCAACAATTTTAAATTATGGAAATACAAGGTAAAATTATTATAATAGGTAATGAAGAAGTAGTAGGAAGTTCAGGAACTTTCAAAAAAAGATTATTAGTAGTTGAAACTGACGAACAATACAAACAGAAAATACCTATTGATTTTGTTCAAGACAAATGTAGTATTTTAGACAAATACGCAATTGGTGATAA